TTCAGTTCCGGTACCGATATATAGTTTATTACCACCGGTTCCACTGGAATATGAATACGCGAGTTCCCCTTGTCTTAGACTGGAAGGCGATCCACTACTTCCCGATCTTTTAATTCTTATTGTTGATGCCATTAGAAGTGGCCTCCATTAACTGTTTGTTTTTCTAATTGTGTGGTAGCTTCAAAATCACCAGTGTTAGTGTTAAATATTAATGCGGCTCCATCTGTTTTTGTTGTTGTGTTTACTCCACCTATATTATCTATGTTGAAAGCACCAGATGAGACATTCTTTAATGGCTTACCGACCGTAACTCTTTTAACTACTGTTCTTGCTCCAGCAGCTTTAACACTCTTAACCGTTACGCCGCTAACTCCAACTTTTACCATCTCTACCTCGTTACTGATGGGGTTACTGTAATTCTACCCTCTAAAACTCTTTCAATAATGGTAGCACCTCCGCTGTCTACAAAAGATAGTTCGACATCGTAGACGTATCTACCTGCTTTCAAAGAATCAGTTTGAGTATTTGTTAACGATAAACTTGCCAGCCCAGAAGAAGCATCGGTTACTGCGGTAGTGAAAGCAGTGGCTTCTCCGCTACTATCACTATAATTTTTTTTTAATTTAGCTGCTATTGCGTGGTTAACTAAATTTTTAGCCGATCCATCTTGGTTAATTAATTCGAGTTGGATAGTCGCATCCGCCCCTTGATCTATAGTGATTTCTTCGAACTGTGCCATTAAACAAATTCCATACGATTCTTTAATCTATTTATACGATCTTAAACTCTTATCGTAATACTATTTATAAGCTATTTATATATAGTATCATGAAAAAGTTATACCCAAGGTGCCATCCTTATTGGAAAAATGAAGATGGTGATACTATAAAAAACAATAGTGTTAAAGGACTAGCAGTTTCTGCTGATGATTTTTTACTTCCGTGTTGTTGGCTAGACATGACTGATAGAGATAATGAAATAAATGGCATAACTTACATGAGAAGAGAACATTTAAAAATTGAAAATAATGATACTATAGACGATATAGTAAATTCAGAAGAGTGGAAACATTTTCACAGAGTTCTGTTAGAAGCTCCATACGACGCTCCAGAAAGATGTAAGACAAAATGTTCGAAAGCATTACCTGAAGGAGCTGGCAATGAATTTCGATAAATTTTACAGTGACTATATTACAGCTCAAAGAACTTCTGCTAATGTCAACATTGATACTACACTTAGATGTAAACTACAGTGTCCTTTTTGTATGAGACAGCGAGGTAATGCTAAGTCAAAAGTAAAAAGTTCTCAAGATCTATCTTATGAAGCTTATAATAAGATAATAAAATTTTTTAAGCGATTAAATTTTTGTGGTCAGCTTAGTGATCCGATATATCATAAAAATTTTTTAAGATTACTTGAAATAAGAAAACAACAATGCCCTAATCATGTAGTAACAATAGCTACTAATGGAAGTGGCAAATCAATGGATTGGTGGAATAAAGCTTTTGATTTAACTCAAAGATTATTTACTAATTGGGTATTTGGAGTCGACGGAGCAAGCCAACAAACACATGAAATATACAGAGTTAATGGAAGTTTTGAACAGTCTTTTAACGCAATGGTAGAAGCTGGAAGAAGAAACATGATGGTAGAGTGGCAATTCATAGTTTTTAAACATAATGAACATGAGATAGAAAAAGCTAAAAAAATGGCTTTAGATAACAATATATGTTTTAGATTACTTAAGTCATCTAGATACGGAGATTATAAGAATGCACCGCACATTCTTCCACCAAGTCCTAAATGGGTAAGTACAGAACAAGATAGTCAAAACATTAGATGGAGACCAGAAAAGTGGTATCATGCAGAACATGACTTTAACCTGACCAGAACTCTTTAATCCAAGACTCGTTAGAATTTTCTATAATGTTTTTTGCATTTGAAAAATGAATCATCTTAATATCGTCATCCCACTCACCATCTATTAACAATGGATTAGGACTTACTCTTTTTATCCAATTTTTTTCGATCTTTTTCATTTCTGGCTCATGATACTTGGCAAACCATTGTTTTGGAAACCAATATCTTTCTGGTCCAATTATTAGATCTACAAAATTTTGTTCTCCATTAACCGGTGGTTCAGCTTCTCCTAACTTAATAAATCTCTCTTGCCAGTATTCAGCATCAGCAAAAAATATTCTATGAAGATACTCTGTATCTCCCATTCTGTACATTTGAAAACCACCGTTTATACTACACCATTCGAGTCGGTTTGACCACCATCTTTCAAAACAACCAAAATGACCAGATTTAATATCAAAACTCAGTATATCATCTAAATTACCAGTAATGATCCAATCGATGTCAAGTATCAAACATCTTTCTCCATTTTTAATTCCAGCAAAATTTTTAGAATGAAATTGTATTTTATGCCATTGCAACTTTAGTAAATTTGGATTAGCCAATTCAATAATTTCTACGTCATCAACTATGTCTTTTGGATCTTCTGTATAACAATACATTTTAAACTCTACCGTAGTATTTTTCTTAATACCTCTATAAAGATTGTTAATATATTGAGAACTATACTTATCACCAACTTTCAAAGTTAATATGTGGATCATTTGACACCACCATCATACATTCCAAACGCATCATATTTTTCTAAGCACCACCAACAATTTTTGCAAGGTTGTGGTGCGTCACCTATACAAGATACTGTTACTGGAAATAAATCTTCCATAAGTCCATAATCTTTGTAAAGCAACGCTAGTTCTCTCTTAGTGTAAGAACCCATAGGGCCTTTTTTACGTTGTAGGTCTTCGGTTCTTTTCAAATCTTCCATTTTTAGTTTTTTCATTACGTGTTCTTCTGGTTGTTTTGTACTTCCAGAATAATAAACATCGATTATATTTTCTTTTACTAACATGTAAGCAAATGGATTATGATACTTAGCTTTTTCTTCTCCTTTTTCTTTATAATAACCACAGATCTGTAAGTTTTTTATAGGAGCTTCTGGTATCAGTTTTTTTACTACTTTAATTACATCTTTTGCTGAGTCAGGAGAATATACATTAATTCTTCTTTGATCCCATCCATGCATAGGTACTATAATTGACTTACTGAATATTTTGTCTTTATCGCAATCCAGTATGTGTTTTGATAACACGTATAAAGCCATGGCTGAATCTGCTCCGCCAGATACTAATAATCCTATTTTTCTAGCTTTACCTTCGTAAGATAATTTTTCATTACACCATTCTTTCCACTTTTCTATCATTTTCTTAATCCTATTGCCATAAATCTTTTATAAGTTACAAAATCTTTTTCGCCTTTATAAAAGATTTTATCCTCTCGCATTTTATATTGTGCTATTAATTCGTCAACGTCTTTGACACAATTGATATGATCGTTTATTGCTGTTCCATCTTTGTCATGAGTGTAATCATTACTTTGTAATATCATTAAAGTTCCAGAAGTACACTTTAATGGTTTCATATGTTCACAAGATGTATTAATTAAAGTGTCATTGTAACTAAAGTGTTGGCTATCAAGCACAGAAGCCTTCAACTGGTCTAAATCTGGAAAGTAAATATTTTTAACTATTTTTATCACTTGCTCATTTATATCATGCATTCTAATGTCACAATCAGGAAACATGTCAGTTATTAAAGGTACTAATACATTTCCATACCAACAGCCGGCTACGTATATTCTCTTATCAGGTCTGTCTTTTTTTATTCCACGCTTTATAATTTTGTCAAGTTCTTCTGCTAGCCAGTGCTTACATATAACTTGTCTATCACTAAAAGATTTAACTAAGTCTTCAGCTCTGTGCGGATATCTCTTTATCACAGTTGCTGTTGCGGGATCTATACCAAATTTCATATAAATAACTCCATGCTTAATATAATATGTGTCAAGTGGGGAACAAAATATTCTGCAGACTGGGTTAACCGTCTACTTTATATGTGTTCTATTAATATATCTATATCATTTAATTTTTATTGTTATACAGACGACTCTTCTGATATAGACAAAAAGATTAAAGTAATTCCAATAACTACAGAAGATTACTATGAAGGCTACTGGAATAAGTTATGTATGTTCCAAGAAGATTTCATTGACACAGGTGACATTAATCTCTTTTTTGATTTAGATGTAGTTATACAAAACAATCTAGACAATTTTATTAAAGAACAATTAAGAGACAATCTTACTATGATACGAGCTTACTGGAAGAGAGATAAAGTAACTGATGGAAGTTCTCCTAAGTTTAAAGAAAAGTGGGATATGTATGCTAACTCAAGCGTGTTGCTTTGGAAGAATAAATCCTTAGGATACATTTGGAATCACTTTGATTCAAATCCAGATTTTTTTATGACTAAGTACAAAGGAATCGATAGATTTTTATTCCATGAAAACATGCCTTTAAGTTTTTTTCCTAAAAGATTAATATACTCTAGAATTAATGGCGTTGATGAAACAGATTTCCATAAAGGTAAAGCATTTAAAAATCAAGTAAAAAGGTACGATTTTGAAGGTATACCATTTGATAACGTTGTGTTGCACCATCATCCAGAAATGCTAATTTGTATATTTAACGGTCCTTCAGAAGACTGGATGTACGAGGAGTTTAAGCAATATTACTCTTGAATATCTTCACACATCATCTCCCACATCTCTTCGTGTGGAATAATATATCCTAGAGTAAGTCTAGGCTCATATGCTCGAGCGCAATGCCAGTAAACTTTATCTGGTTCTTCATTAGAACCATAGTAACCTACTTTTGCTGTCCACCCAGGAGAGTCGTGCATAGTCACGGTTGTTTTTGTTTGTGGATCTCTATATCTAAAGAAACCCTTTCCTTCTTTTGTATAAGTTAACAGAATATTATACCCTGGTGCGTTATGATTATTGTGCCAATGCATAAAACCATTTTTTGGATAGTACATTTTTACTGGGCAATGTGGTGCTGATAATACTGGCTTTAACAATTCGTCTATTCGAGTAACATGAGACTTAACTTCTGCTGAAATCATGTTATTTGCGTTAAGATCTACTCCATAAGATATAGTAGCTCCAAAACCATCATGATCTAAATCATTTAGTTGCAATTGTAAAAAGTCATCTTCAGTATAATACTCATTTGTGTCTTCTTCTCCAAAAATTTTAATGTTATTCTCTAAGTCGAAAGTATTAAACCATTCACCAATTTCATCTAGTGCTTGTTTTAACTCGTCATTGTTTATTTCTATGCTTTTCATCTTGGAACTGGCCTATGTGATATTACGCAAGATTTTCCCATCAGTTCTTTTATATCATATGTATAGATAAAATTCCATCTAGCGTCAGGATCTGGAAAGTATGATCTTTTTATTTTATGTTCAGTATTGTTTTGCAGCCACCAAAAAGAAAACATATCCCATGGTTGCAAATAATTTGGATATAATTCTTTATCGAACTTAGCCCATTCTGAAGGAGTAGTTTGTAATCTATACTGATTCCACCATTCTTTCATAAAATTTAATGTCTTTGGCTTATTATCATATAAAAACAATCCACAGTGATCTATCAATTCTCCACCCGGAAACTTAGCATCAATAGATGCCGCGTACGCTCGCGCGCGGCTCATGCTAATATTGGCTTCAGGGTCGTGTTGTTCAAATATATGTTTAATATCTTCGTTATGAACTTGTGTATCGCAATCTATATAGCACGTTAATTCGTAAGGTGTCTTATCTAAAGCCCACAATTTTGCACGTACGTGTCTAGGAGTGCCTGTACATATTCTATCAAATATTTTTTTATCATCTTCTTCTATCCAATCTTCATGAGTAAAAAGAGTGATGTGTGCTTCTGGCCAATGATCTTTTAAGCTTATTGCTGAATATCTGGCTGCTGATATGAAGATAGGATTAAGAGATGCTACGTAAAGAAAGCCATTACTTTCCATCACTCTTTTCCATCTCTTTCATAACTAATACGGCGGTGTAAGCTTGAATTTCTCCAAGAGTTTTAGATTTACGTATCAAAGATTTTAATTTTCTATTCTTTGAATTTTTAATTTCTGGAATTTCAAAAGCTTCAAGTTTTGCTTCGTAAAGAACATCTGACTTCATTTGAGCAGCTTGATCTTCTGCAAGCTCTTTTTGTTTTCTTTCTTTTTCTCTTTCTATTGCTAAGAGTTCTTCGGTATTCTTATCAATCTCTTCAATAGTAAATTTTTCCATAATTTCATGCCAGTCTGGATTACCTTCTTCAGTATCTGAAACAGAGACAGTACTGATAGGTCCACCTTCATAGTGAAACTGGCATACAACTTGATCTTTTTGATCATTTGTCCAATATGGAAGTTTAATCGTGCGAGGAAGTTGAGTGTAGTCCATTCATATCTCCTAATAATCTAACAATATTATATATTTAAGCTGTTCTTACCCAGAGTGTTAAAGTAGCTACATTTTCAGTAGCACTTTGCACCGTTGCTCCAGTATAAGAACCCGTATAAGTTCCAGAGAAATAACCAGTATAATAACCAGTGTAAGTTCCAGCAAAGTTACCTAAGTAAGAACCGGTATATGCTTGGTATCTTGCGTAATAACCAGTGTAACTTCCAGCAAAGTTTTGAGAGTAAGTACCAGTATAACTACCAGAATAACTTTGATTCGACACTTGCCTTCTAGTATCGGTAAAAGCTGATCCAGCGGCAGCCCATGTACCACCACTCCCTGGAGCAGAAGTAGCTAATTGATACTGACCTATTCCAGCTTTAATTTTATTTCTTAACCTTGGAGTGAATTGTTTTATTTCTGTATCTGTCATCTCTTGAATGACATTTGAAGAAGCTAACTTAAGAGGTCTTACTGTTGTAGGAACACTAGTTGCAACTGTTTTTCTCCACAATTTAGTAGTATTACTAGATCCACCTATTATAGTATTGGTAAGAGTTCCTTTTTCTGTCCACGTTCCACCTGAAGGAGCGCTTGGTTGTAAAACATAAGATCCTAGTCCAGCTCCTACTAAATTGTCTTGTGTACTGTCAATCCAAAGAGGATCTATAGTTGCGTCAGTTTGTTCTGATATAGAAGATCCGTCATACTCAACTGGTCTATTTGAGATACTTTCAGAGGCTGTTTGACGATCTTGATAAAAATTATAAGTGTTAACAGTGGTTGTAGTTCCAGCTGCCGGATGTGTTCCTACAGCTTCTGTTCTTCTAGTGTCTGTAAAAGTTCCAATAAGAGTAAGTCCTGTGGTGCTTCCAGGGTTAACCGAAACTGTTCCAACTCCAGTATCTGCCGAAGCGAAGTCTCCTAGTAGAACATGTTCTATGTAATCCTGTTCTCCAGAAGTCATTTCTTGTAAATTATTATCTGCTGTGATTTTAAGTGGTCCTGCCATTTTTAACTACCCGGTGAAAACATCGTCTTTACTGTCGTACCATTTACATCTTTAATAGTTAGCGTTGTTGCGTTATTAAAGTCTGCACTGGTAATAGTGTTAGGTGCTATAGAGAATCTACCAGTTGATGAATCAAATGCAATTCCATTAGCACTATCTTTTTGAAAGTGCGCTCTAACTTCAGATGAAGATGGTCCCCTATATGTTATAACTCCAGTTGCTGAATCATATGATAGGGCTCCATCACCACCAGAATCTATAGCAGATATACTTGATCTCGTAAGAATTATTACAGCCGCCGAGTCGGTTCCAGCATTGTTGATTGAAAAGTTAATAGCCGCGACTAAGTTAGAATCGGCGTTACCTGCTACAATCTGCGCGTCGAACTGCGTTCTGTCACCTATGTCAGTGGATATGGTATTTGTCTTAGTAACCCAGGTTGATACTGGATCGGTAAGATTAACTGTTGTTCTTGCTGCCATCTAATTTCTCTATAATTGTATTTAGCATAAGCTTTATATCACTTACTTCATTCTTTAAGTTATTTATATCTTCTTTTTCTTTTTCTTTCGCAGCTTTTCTAGCTTTAGCCGCTCTAATTTCTTCTACATTAGTGTTCAAAATAGCACCTGTAAGAGTATCACGAACATAACCAGGGTGGTTCTCAACTTTAATTTTTGCCATAATTATACGCTCAATGCTATAATTCTTAAATCTTTAATCCTTGGCACTTTGGCCGCGTTAGTACTTCTCATGACGATCTTGATCTGAAACTTACTAAACCCAGGTAACGCACCGTTTTGTCCTCCAGCCAAGAATCTATGTTCTCTATATCTTCCTGGGTTATCGTCTGTAGGTATATTAGCTTCTGGCGCGAGTAAAGTAAAGTCATTGTCAGTTATGATTTCATCAGAAGTTGCTGTTCTAAAGAAAAGCTGAAAGTCTGTTCCATTTGGTTTATTGGCACTGGCTATTATTTTTAGTCCAACTGCTTCTTCTGCTAGTGTAACGATTTTAGTTAAGTGTTTTGCCGCCGAAGTACCACCAGTGGCCGAAGTTTCATTGACAAAAGAAATTGGCACGTTAAATCCACTAGTTGCTGATGAATCTTGCTTATCGATAATATTATCAATCAATGACATTGACATTCTTTGCATGTCGATCATAGGAGCAACGTTAGAATCTTCAGTGGCTATGTTAATTTTTACGTCCATAGACTTATTACCTGCGCCTAGCTCTTCGGCTTCAGCACTATCATGACCTACGACATAAACTTTATCTGCCTGATTATTTTGATTAAGTTTAATAGGTTCAAAATCAGATAATTTTTGAAAAGCAGTTTCCGATCCAGCAAAAGATTTACCGGTAGATGTTTTAACACCAGCTGCAACATGAGTTCCTCTAGGTTGCAATACCGCAGCGTGTGGATATAAAATGCTGAAAGGTATGTTCTTTGTAATTAAAATATCTGAACCACCTCCGATAGCATCTGAGTCTGCAGCAGAATCTGCGTTAAACGTGTAACCACTAAAGTCAACTTTAGTAATTGGTCTTCTGGCGCCTTCAATACTTGATTTTGATATGCCACCAACACCAGCTGAATCTACGCCAGTAATAGTTACTTTATTTCCAACTACAAGGCCATGACCAATATGTCTTATTCTCACTTCTTGACTACCTGAAGTCACAGTGACTGGATTTTTTACTAGTTTTTTCTTAGGTACCGAAGCATTATGAAGTACGATATTACCAGTAGTTCTGGTAAATTTAGCTTGATATAGTTTAAAAGAAAGATCTTGGTTTTGCGCAGGAGTGAATGTAACTCCATTCTGAGAATAAAACAGACTTCCTAATGTTGGTTGTTTATTTACTCTTCTTTCAGTAGAACCAAAAGTAAATTCATTAATCTCAGCTATATAAATTTGATAATCTTTAGAATCAGCAATTACAACTAAAGCATAATCTTGTGTGCCTTTTAAAAATATTGGCTCTTGAAAAGTAAAAGTAGTAGGTGTAAGCTCTGGACCAACTGTATCGACGTTAACTGAGCCAGATGGTAAAACTACAGTGGACCCAGGAATAATATCACTTCCGGAAGGAAAGCCATTAACCATTGGTCTTATTTGAATTTGTACAGGAAGAGCCGCATCTTTTTGAGCGAAGAATAAATCTACTTTCGTACAGTAGACTCCAAGTGGTTCATCTACGTAAAACGATTGCGCAATTGGTTGCTTATTGACTTGATAGCCTAGAGAGGTTACTGCCATTTTCTTATATCCTTTAATTCAAATTTTTTCTTCATCACCTGATATGTTCCTATTAACATCGACATTGGAGTAATAACAATGTCTGCGTAAAGCGCTCCTATAGAGTACTTACCATTGATCTTATTGTCATAAAAATCTCTAACTCTATCAGATTGCCATTGTGACTTTGCTACTAAGTTATCAGCTATTATCTTACCCCAAATATCATAACCTTCTTGCCAGATGACAGACTGTTTTCTATGCCAAGCTCTTAACTTTTTGACTTCAGTAAATGACATATCTCCTCGCTTTTCAGCGGCTGTACAACAATGTGTACCATTATCAGGCGCGTCGTTGTTATTAGTATCGATCTGCGCCCCAGCACCTCCAAAAGGATCCAATGGATCTGAACCTAGACCCGCAAATTCATTAGCCCAGTTTCCATAAGTATTAGCATTAGGATCGCTTGACCATGTATTAGTAGTACCAGTCACTAAGTTAGCATCGCTTATTACAGTGCCTTTGCCGTGGTTATTGTCTCCGCCGTCATCAACTTGATACCTAGCGTTATCTCTTATTCTTACGCCTTGAACGTTAAGTACTCGAGTAGATTGATAAGTTGCTTCTTTAGTATCTAAGAATCCTTTTGCAGAGTATGGAGCTTTTGCTATCGCTGCAGCGTCTGCTTCGTTGTTTGCGCTGATATCCATTATCTTAAATTCTACTTGTCCTACTCTGAACTTGATATTATCGTTATTAGGCACGATAAATGAACCTGTTATTTCGCCATCACCATTAGTGGTAAGAGTTGAAGATCCATCAGGATGAGTAGTTGCTCCTTTTAAAGTATTACCAAAATCTTCTGTAGCATCTGAGTAAAACTGAAAAGCTTCTGATCTTGTAAAATCAGATATAAGTGTACCATCAAAGAAAGGGAACACTCGAGTATTTGGTCTCATCCCTTGAACTTTAAAGAAGACTTTTCTTGATCTCATAAACGGTAACAGTGCTGTTTGAGTAACTCTATCTTCTACAAGTTCAAGTACTGTTTCTTCACTGACAACTCTGTTTACTGTACCTGCTATGGCTCCTGTTGAAGAACCAACTTTAAGATTTTCTGTAGCTATACCACCCCAGTTCCATGACCAGTTATTCCAATTGTAAGCTTGATTAGTTGAAAGTCTAGTTCCACCTGGGACAGTTTTATCAGCTAATCTATTAACGTCTCTCCATTCGTCTGAAGCAGGAGAAAGTGTAGTGGTTCCTTCATATACTACTACTGAGAAAGGATTAATTTGGATAGCTTTACTCGCTAAATCTTGATTTATGTATTCTATTTCTTCATGCTCTAAGTAAATGTTATCACCAATCTTTCTAACGCCTGTAGATTGAGCTGAGTCATATATAAGTCTAATATTTTCTTCTGTAAATGTAGGTCTTATACAATGCTCAACAGGATCTAATGCCGCTCTATATTCAATAGGATCGATAGCTGAAAGAGAGTGCGTTGTAAAGTTATCGATAAAGAATCCACCTTTTGTTCTATCATTTCCAGCAGAATCTAGAACTTGAAAATGTTTTGTATCTAATTCAAGAGCGCTAAGTGAGGTTACTTCTTCTAATTTATCGATTCTTTTTTCCAAGAATCCAATATCTTTCATAGTAAATCTTTTGTGCTCTATCTTTCTTACAGCCACATCTGAATCGTTACCGGTATTGGCGTTAAGTTTAATATCATATAAACCTAGAGTTCCATCTGGCTTGTCCGGAGTTACAGGTGAAAATGCTGGATTACCTCTTATAAATCTTATGATACCATTCCTATCAATTACAAGTTTACCTGCTGTGGCTAAGAAGTATTCTATGTCAGCCTGAATTAAAGTGTTAGTCCTAGGTTGCTTGATAGCTCTTGCAATTCCACCTGCGAATTCTCCATCAGAATCCATGACTGGTCTGAAGTCTAAAACATCTCTCAATGGAATAGTTCTACCATCAGAAAGTCTGTGCTTTGGAATCTGATCATAATTAACTTGACCGGTGTAAGAATTAATCGCAAAAAAGTCTCCAGACACTCCGTGTTCGAAGTGTTGATAATTAATAAACACACTGCCGGCCGGAGCAGATTGACCACCCTTAAGTACGAGTCTTCCTAAGTCATAGTGATTATCTCTTTGTCCATTATCAAGAGTAAATCTGTCTATGTAACTAATATTACTATCACCATCTTTAAGAACTTCGTTAACTGAAAATATATCAGCTCTATTTAACGGCAAGAACTGTTTACCTGTGATAGCATCTGTTTGAATACCTACACTAATAGATCTAGTGCTAAGAGTTTTTGTTTTAACTGAAGCATTAGCTTTATTAACATAAGCAAGAATTTCTAAAGTTTTATTTGCCGGTAGTCCGGTTATTGTTGACGATTGAGTACCAACACCACCAACCGATGGATTGTCAAATAGTGTACTTGGTGATATGATATTACTATCAGAACCAATGATCCAATCGTCGGTATTTGCAAAAGTTTCTCCGGTTCCGGATAACGAAATAGAGGCTGTGCCGACACCATCAGTGGCTGCGACAAATCTTTCTTGTACAGTTAAAGATATATCTGTAAGCGCTTTCGGTCTTGGTCTAGGTAGAAGAAACAAACTGCTACTATTAGAAGTTTCTTTGATTACTGCTTTATTATTTTCTAATATAGGATTAAAGTAATCAGTTATACTTGTTCCAATACTTTTTACGTTTCTAAAAGCTTGACCAGCGTTCATCTTTACGTCGAACAAATTATATTTTAAGTTAATACCGTCTTCGTCAATGGCTTTAACTCTGGCCGTACCTATCGTTGTCCCTTGAAAATCTGAATCATTTTTTAGTGTAAGCTTTTGAAATACGTTTATATTAGGAACACCTTGAGTATCAGAATCTACGTTAGGATTGACTATTACGAAGTTACCATAATCAGCTGCAACTACTTCGTTATTGATCGTGGTAGTTTGAGTTGATCTATTAATTCTTAACGTGGTTGGGAACGTTCTAGAAGCTCTGAATCCATCGACCACTGCGGTACCAGCACTTACGACTAGCTGAAGTTTAGTATTGTCTGAGTCTAAATCGAATCTAGTTGTAAAAGGTTTTACAAAATAGTCTCCAGAGTTTTCAAATATTCTTTTAGCTACAACTTCGTTCGGCACGTTATACGCATCATTAGCATTAATCGCATTATATATCACGCCTTTTTTAACTACGGCAACGGTTACAAAATTTTCGTCCGAATCTACTTCTGTGTCAAGAGCTATAGTTAATCTGATTCTGTATCTGTCGGCTCCCGGTGCAGCTAAGTTTGGAACACTACCTTGATTATCATACAAAGCCGTATTATCTGCAGCGGTTACAATTTCTTCTACAACTTTAAATCCAACGTTTGCGTCTGGAGTATCTGTGTATTTTGATATAATTTTAGATTGATCTTGAGTAAATACAAAATGTCCTCTGGCATAGTAAACACCAGATAGTAGAGTTACTTGCGTACCGACACCGGTGGCTGGATTAGCAGTAGTATTAGTAGTTTGAACTGTAAGTGTATCACTACCATTATTAATATCTTCACCGTTAGTCATTCTAATAGTGGAAGTTCCAGCAAGAGCTGAACTTGTATTAGTGTATTGGACATATAACGTTGCTGGATCACTACCTGAAGCTGCGACTACTTCAAGAACTTTTGCAATTACTCCAGAAGTTTGACCTGTAAATGAAGTACCTACTAGTGTACTAATGTCTGCTGGAAGTGTATTTATTGAAGTGTCAAGTTTTACAAACTCAAACTTTTGATTAATATTAGCACCACCCGGTCGAACAACTGCTCCTTCTTTAAATATATTATCACCAAACCTCTGCATCTCTCTTTGCATGATAGTTTGGCTTTGAGTTAGTTCTCTTGCCTGAAGTGCTCTACCTGAATTAAAAAGTATTCTGTGAAAGTTATCACTGTCCGCAAAATCATCTTTATAGGTAGTAGCAAAGGTTGTATTAGTAAGATTTGTCGCCATTATTTTCGCCTTATAGTGTTACTACAATTTTTATATCTTCTGTTTGATTAGACGCTCGTACTACTGGTGCTCTATTTTCTATGTATAATATCTCTCCACTAGTATTTAAGACATCATCTCTTGTAAATGCATCACTGTCTGCATCTACACCAACTGCTACTAAGTTTGCCGAGTTACCACCACCAGATATAGCTTCGCCTTCTTGAAAAGGTTTAAATCCAGTCTCTTCTGATTGGTGATAGTATACTTTATCACTGTCTATATCATCAACATAAGCTTTAGCTCCAGTTGAACCACCTGTTATTTCAGTGTCAACAGTAAAGTTTGCAGCGTCTGTGTTGCTCGTTACTTGTAAAAACTTTAATACTCTACCAGTAGCTGCCGTAAAGTCAGAATCTACAGTTCCTTTTCTTGGATTTCTCATAAGTACGATTTGTCTAAAATCATTACCTACTACAAAATCTCCTGTTTCTGTTCCTGCTGGTTTTGTATTAAACATAAGAGAAGTAGCTTTAAGTTCGTTTCTACAGTCAGCGCCCATCCCGCTATCTGGTCCAATGATTGCTCGTGCCACTGCACCAGCACCACCTCCGCCAGTTATAGACACGCTAGCAAAATTATATCCGTGTCCCATGGTTATAGCACTGTCTGCGCTTGAGTCTAATTCAATTTTTACCACTGCTCCACCAGAAACAGTTGCTGTGGCAGCCGCGGCTTTTCCATCTCCGTCAATTGTTACAGTTGGAGGTGAAGTATAGCCACTTCCTCCTGCAGTTACGTTGATTCCAATAATCTGACCAGCTGACGCAGCATCTTGAACAGATGCCTGTTGTGCCTCTAAAGAACTTAATCCTGCACCACCGGCAGAATCTAATATTTTTTCTACTGGTACAAAGTTTGCTGATAAGAACTTACTTGCTCTTGTTGCGCTAAGAGCAAATAAAAATTTCCATACATAACCATCTGCAGTTTTAAATGGTTTTACAGAAGTTCCAGTTGGTTTTACTGTAGAAGCAGTAGAATTACCATTAGCATCTTTACCACCTTGAAGTACTATATAAACTTGGTTATCTTCTGTAAGAACGTAATATTGATTTGTAGCTGGAATCTCTGTAAGATTATCGTCATAACCATTATATATTGCGCCTGAAGACCAGTTATATCTAGGAATAGTAAATGTAACGTCTCCTGCTGTTTTTATAGACTGCATAGATGCTCGAGCATTTCTAATAGATCTTGGATTATCTATTGGAGTTGGAACAGTCTCCGCACTGTCCCACGCTTCCGACCTACCAATTCCGATGTAGTATCTAGCAGTTTGAGCTGTAACCTCGTTAAAAATAGTTTGAGTTAATTGTCTTTTTAGAGGATCTGTAATAATTGCTGTCATTTTTTATCTCTACGTAATTGTTACACCAGTGCCGGCTGAATCCGCGCCTGCTAGCATAAACCAGCTGGTTCCATTCCATATACACTGTGTTGCATTATTCTGT